AGTATTCATATTCGCTTTGTGTTAAACACTCTGGCTTTTTATAGGGGAATAGTTTATTTAATTTTTCCTTACGCTCTTTACACCCACAATCCTCTCCAAGTACCCACTTAGCTATTTTAGCAACTCCAGTTGCTTCTAGCACCTTTTCGACTGTATCTCCTAATCCTTTAGCTTTTGTACTTTTTGTATTGTTCTTTGGTTTTCTTTCTAATTTTTTCTTTGGCATTTGTTAATGTATTAAATATTGAACTTAAACTTATTTTTGTTTCTTTACTAATGTCTCGCATACTCATATCAGTATTTAGATATAACTTAGTAAGCTTCTTATCGTACCAATACCACTCTTCAATTACGTCTTCTATTTTATTGTACAATGCCTCTAAGTTAACTTTTTTTTTGTAATTATCATTATATTCTTCGACATCAAAAGCAATTTGATTTATAATGTAATTAAATTTTTCAGTGTCTATATCTGAAAATAACACTGTTTTTTTATTTTTGTTATAATTTGTAAACTTACTATAATATAAATTTCTTAATGTAATGTATATATAAAATGTGTTAATTTCAGTTTCATTATACATAATTCTCTTTACATCTTTTGTATAATCATACATTCTTAAATACATCTCTTGTACTAATTCATTTGCATCACTATTATTCAATTTAAAACTCTTAGCCATATTCAACCATTCATTATGCCTTTTAGCTAATATGTCAAGTATTTTAGAGCTCATCTTTAAATATTATGTCTCTAAGTTGTTCAAATGAATTTACAACATAGTAGTTTCCTTGCCATTCAGCTTGAAATCTAACTTCGTCTGGTGTAAGCTTTTGTTGTCTAAGTGGTTTGTCTCCGTCTTTAATCTCTATTAAATAGTTATTAAATTTGTAACCTACAATAATATCTGGAGCACCTTTCCCTAGTTGATGAGTATGGAGGACAGAGCATCCTACCTCTCTTATTTGTGAGACAATCTTTTTTTGGTTAGCATCTACTCTTGCTCGTTTTCGCATCTAATATTATCAACTTCATCAAAGGGTGTTTGATTGTTAAAATAATATCTGTTTGACTTTCTATGATATGTTATGCCTTCTATATCTTGAGGATAACCTACCAGTTTTTGTTTCTTTATTTTCTGACTGCCAAATGTAACTTGAGTATTACTAAAATCTAATGCTCTATTCGGTCTCCATACAAAAAGTACATTATCGCTTTTATCAGCAAATGTACCACCACCTTTTATTCTATTAACATCTGGCTTGAAATACCTGCCATCATTATCTTTTTGTGGTGTAACTTGGTGTGCAACTAAATGAACTGATATTTTATTCTCTACAGAAAACCTTTTAAGTTCACTCATAAATCTACTAATATATAAATCTTCTCTTTCACCTCTTTGCATCCTGTGTTGTACAGTATTGTATGGGTCAATAATCAATGAACGTATTCCTTTTGTCTTAACTAAAAACTTAGCTCTTTCAAATATATCCTCTAATTTATAACTTTTTTTTGGATATATAATAAAAAAATGCTTTTTCATAAACTCCATACCTTTTTTAAACTCAGCTTCACTCATATAATTATTCTCATAAAAAGGGTCTGAACTTTTGCCTATATAACACTCAATCAAGTCATGGAAGAAATCATTTATAGGCATATTCTCTGGGCTAAATACTGCAAACTTCCAACCATCATGAAACGCTTTTAATACAGATAATTGATTTAAGAACATACTTTTTCCTTCATTTTGATAGCCAGTCCAAATGTTTACCTCTCCGTTTCTCCAAGTCCATGCCCTATCTATACAGTCTATGTGAGTAGTAGAACCTCTCTCTTGTCCGTTCTTATACCCATCTAACATACTATCGTAAATATCATCAACACTAAATATGCCTTCTATTTTAGGCACTCTAGCGTGTTTAAATCTATGTTGTAAAGATTCTATGCCTTCATTAAGTAAAACCTCATTTGCATCTTTGTAAGGATTTGTATCAATTAATCTAATTTTTTCAGCACCAATTCTTCTTATAAGTTCCTCTTCTAAATACCTTCCGTTTTCATCATTATCAGTACACAAATAAACTGCTTTTGCATTGTCAAACACTTCATAACAATTTGTTATACATTCTAGTTTTTTGTCTAAGTTTTTGTCTCTGGCATTTGGTGCACCCATATTTACAGAAGTATGCCAAGTAAAACCTGCAACCTCCCAACTAAGTGAATCAAATTCACCTTCACACAGTATTACAAAATCTTGATTTACTACCCTGTCGTAATTAAATATAATAGGTTGACCGTTTCTAGATTGAGTAAATGTTTTATTATCAATGCCTCTAGTTTTATAATTTAATAGTTCATTGTTTTTTAAATATGGAAACACAACACTTTTGCCATCTTTAGTAGTTGTAATTTTATTGCTTTCTATAACCTCATTTGTTATACCTCTACTATTAAGAAACTTAATGGCACTTGAATTTATTTTCTTTAAATTATTGGTAGTTGGTTTAGTATATGTTTTTTCTTGCTTCATTTTGTTAGGGTTTACAGAACCGTTCCAACCACAATGGTGGCAGTGATATAGTCCATCGTCTAGGTTTATTGACAAAGAGGTATCTCTTTTATTTTTCCTAGTATGACTACATTTTGGGCACTTTACCTTCTGTTGAGAGTATTTGCCTTTGGGTACGATTCCAATTTTTTCAAAGTTTTCTTGCATAGTAATTTTTTTTGTGTATATTTTATATTACACTATGTAATATATTACACTATGTAATATTTATTTATATATTACACTATGTATTACATACAACTGACATTCTTGGCATCTGGACTAACATAAATCTTACGTTCTTTGCCGTCATTTCCTAAGCTTTTTGTTATCCTGTTTATGTATTTCTTGTTTTCTAATTTGTTTAATATCCTGTATAATGTTCTGTCATTTAAATTTAATGCCATACATATACTTTCATTTGAGGCATAACAATAACCTCTTTGAATTGACAATGAATCTATATAAGATAATACCGTAGCTTCTGATATTGATAAGTTTGTATTCATAAATGCTAAATTAATGTTAACGTATTTTGATTTTTTTCTTTGTATCATAATTTGAGATAAAAATCCCCCAAAACCTAAGTAATGGGGGAATATTAATTAAAATGGTAAATCTGGTGTAGGCAATGGTTTAGCAGGTTGCTCAACCTTTTTTTCATCTGGCTTAAATTCATCAAGCCATACTGAGTGAGTTTTACCATATTGGTCAACTTCTTTTTTGTTACCAATAGTTAGCTTTAAATAACGTTTACCGTTATAGTCAAACCACGCATCTTTAGTCATTTCTTCGTTAATAGTGAAGTTAATTAGGTCGTAGTTTCCAACTTTTTTACCACTTCCTACAAATTTTCTTTCATTCATAATTTTAATTTAATTTAGGTTAATAATAATTTTTCTACTTTTTTACTTACTTTATATTTTTTTCTAATATCGGTGATAGTAAAACCTTTTTCTTTAATAGCTTGTTTACAACTAATAAAGGGATTGTTTTCTTCAGTGTGCTTTCCTTTGCCAATATAATCTTTTGGCTCTTGTAACCAATCTTTATTTGGCTCTAATATGGCTGTAGAGGCATTCTTAGCTACCTTAGAGTGATTATTAGTAGCATCTGCATCTTTGGTATCATCAATTAAAAATAAACCGTTTAAAGCGTACTTTCTAGCATAACTGCTTGATGCTCCATAACATTGAGCTACATCCATTCCCTTTCTATTTAAGTTAATACCTGCTTGAGCTCTGACAGTAATCTTGTCTTTACCATCAGTAATCTCAGCAACTGCATTAACAAATAAAGGTTCTGGAGCAATAGAATCAGAGATAGTCAATAACAACCCCTCTTTTATAAGTAAAGGTTTTACTGCTTCTAAGATGTCTTCACAACTTCTGTAGTTATAATTACCGAAATTGTTTCTTTGATTTTTTGGTGCTTTCAAACTCCCTTGAATTTTCACCAACTTCTTTGTTAAGTTTTCCATACAACAAACCTAAACATAAAATATGTCATGTGCAAGACAAAAGACAAAAAAAAGAGGCAACATCTTGTTACCCCTTTTATTGAAAACAAAGAAAATCAACAGATATTCGCACCCTATTGAATTCACAAAGATATAAAAATACCTATTAAATTCATAGTGTATTGAATTTATTTATTAACCTTTGTTATTATTTTCTAAACTTCTCTGCACTACGACCACCAAAATAAGCTCCTATAACTGTTATAAGTACTAGCTGTAATAAATCTATCCAATTAGCTTTTACTTCAAAAGATATAACACCTGCATCTATAAACACCATAAGAACTGTAGATACAACTAGAAATATAAGAACTAAAGGTCTAACATTCTTACTAAGCCAACTATCAGAAACCATATCTACTTTCCATCTTTCTGTTACATTTTTTTGAATGTCGGCTTCAGCATCAATCCAAACTTGTTCCATTTCTTTATTTATCTTAGCCTTTTCTTCTTTGCTAAAAGTATGTTTGTCTATTATACCAGAAATTTTTTCCGCTACATTACTTCCTGCATTTCCAAATAGTTTTGATAATATTTTAAACATTACTTATATCTTTATATTTTGTTTTACCATTTTCTTTATATGCTAATAAACATCTCTTTCTATTAGAGTCACCATCTACATAACTAATGTGTACCCAATCAGGTTCAGTATCTGTACCAAACTCCCAAATAAGTTGGTCAAAATCAAGGTTATCTTTAATATAGTAATACATATAAGAATTAGAAACATAGCCATAAAAATCATCAATATCAATAGCTCTACCTTGACAATGTTGACTTCTATTACTTCCACCAATAGCTTTATTAAGTTCTTCACATCTAAAAAATGAGTTGATTTTAATTGGACCATTTACAGCTCTTCTAAGAGGCTCAAATACTTTTTCTGCAATCAGCTCCATATTTTGTAATTCGTAATCATTAGGAGTATTATCTATACCTAAGCGTAAGGCTGTGACACTTCTTGTAGCTTCTTTGTAAGTAATGTGCTTACTAATCTTAGCCATTTATTAATACTTTAATTTATCCTTTTTATTATCTATGTCTAATCTTGAAATATCTTTTGATTCGTATTTAGATTTTATAATAGGTTTAGTTTTTTTAACTGATTTAAACAGTTGTTTAATAAAATTCTTTAAAATTAATAATAATCTCATAGTTTCTTTGTTTTTTGAATAGTATATGTAATTGTGCAAATTAATAATATAATTTTAAGCCACACTTCTACTTCAGTTAATGATATAAAAAAAGCCATTGAATTAAGAAAGTATATTTTTAAATCTGCAAAACCCATAGCGTTATTCTTTTACTTCTTTAGCTTGTTCAACAATCTCTGTGTAAGAACCATCTTTTAAGTCGATATTGATTTTACCATACTTATTTTCTAGTTCTTCTTTTACTTTGTTACTTTCTTCTTGCACTTGTGCATAAACGTGTAACAGACCGTGCTTCTGTACTTCTAAAGTACCTAAGTCGTGTTTGATAGCAGAAAACTTCTTTTCTGATTCCAATAATGATTCTAATTCTTCTTTACTAATTTTTGACATTTTATTAAATTTATAGTTCTATACAAATATACTAAATTAATCCCAGTCAGGTCTTAATGTTTCATCTACAGGATTCTTTTTTAGTTCTATTTTTTTATCTAGGTTTTCTTTCATACTGTCAACATCTAAACCTTCTTCTAACCATCCAACTACATCTTCTTTAGTTAAATCTTCATAAGGAATAAAAGGATTTTCTTCAGTATATTGCACACCTAATGTACCTATTGAACTTGCTAATACAGGTTCTTCTGAATCATCTTGACCTATAAAAGACCAATGTACTGTATAAATTACATTGTCTAAGTCGTTTTCGTGGATTTTAGCATCTAATGCGTTTATTCTCCAGTTGTAAGTATTTGCCATATTTATTTATTTATTAAACTTGGTCACATTGTATTAATTCTATTTCTGAAGTTGTTGAGTTTAAATCCATTCTCATTAAATAACCTCCAGTTGCAGGACAATGTGTTGTTGTTGATGCAGTTCCCGATTGATTGTAAGTTTGGTCACTACCTCCTGGATTATCATAAAGCTTTGTTGTTAAAGAGGGGTCAGAATAAATAACATCTCCTACTGATAAATTTGAGGCATCACCAATAGAAGCGTCATAATATCCTGTATATGTAAATTCCTCTATAAACAAATCAGATAATTCTAATGAAAAAGTTACACCGTAAAACTCAGAATAACTATGAGGAGCAGATTGGTTTACACCTGCACCTTCATATATCTTTACTAAAGAACCTGCCTGTGGAGTAGAACTACTACCAGACAAAGGAGCATTAGCACTAGAGCTTCTACCTGCTTCTGTGTTTATTTGACTTGCCTTTATTTCTCCTGAACTTGGTAACGCCATTATTTACAATTACAATTATTACAAACACAAGGTTTGTTTTTTAATACTTCTATCTCTGCTTTTAATTCTTTTATTGCTTCAATTAATACACCTGTTATGTTTCCATAAGCGACAGACTTCATTCCTTTATCATCTTCTCTAACAACCTCAGGAATAACTTTTTCTATCTCTTGAGCTATTACACCTATAGATTTTTTATCTTCACCAATTTTATTAAATTCAACACCTCTAAGTTTATCTACTTTATTAAGGGCATTGTCTATAGTTTTTATATTTTCTTTTACTCTTTTATCTGAATAAGCAATTACATCTCCAGTAGCTCTAATAGTACCATCTACATCTAATTCGTAAGAAGGTGAAGTATCCCCTATTCCTACATCTCCGTCAAAAAATACATCTCCACTATTGAAAAATTCGTGAGTACACACACCACTACCTGATGAATTATAAATTTGAAATTGTAAATCACCTAAATAATTTTGTATTTGATACGCACCATAAGATGGATTGTAAAGAGCACCAGTATCAATGTTTCTGTTAAGCCCTATCTGTCCCATATAAGTTGCAGTTGAACCCAGTTTAAAATAATCCCCAACTAATATTTTTCCTTGAACATCTAACTTTTCATCAGGCGTCGTTCCGATTCCTAAATTTCCACTTGGTATAGTAACTTGACCATCATTTCTACAGGCAAGAATAGCATTAGTATTTTCCTGATAAGCAATAAAAGCATAATTAGAACTTGTATTATCTGAACCTTCAGTAGTTAATCTTGAATAAGAATATGGCGTAACTCCTATTCCTACATTTCCAGAACTGTCTATACGCATTCTTTCTTGTAATGAACCACCATTTGGTCTAGTACAAAAATATAAATCTGTATTTCTATTTCCTGCATCTTGAAATTGTGCAGCAATTCTTCCTGTAACAAATCCTGTTGAATTAAAGAAATCTATTGATTGGAAATTCCCATCTGTATTACTCGTGTTTTGTAGTTTAATACCTAAATTTGCACTTACAGTTGCACCTGTTTGTGTATCAGCACCTACTGACCTTAATTGTTGTGATGTAGTAATATCCCCTGCAAAAGTTGAGTTTTGTGATGTGTCTAATGTTAAAGCTAAAGTACTGTTAGTTAAAAATGATAAATTAGTGTTAGTTGAAGTTCTTATACTATTTTGGTCAACTCTTAATGTTTGTGTTGAACTTTGTAATTGTAAAATTGCATCACCAGAAGCAGGGTCAACAGTTATTGAATTTCCTGCAAAAGTTGCGTTTTGTGTTCCACCTATTGTCAAAGCTAATGTAGGTGTGCTTCCTGTTTTAACTCTAAAATCTCCTGCTGTACTAATTTCTGCACCAGTTACATTATTTTCTGGTGTAATAAA